CCACCGTGTTAAGCGTGATCGTGGTGTCTGTAGAGTTGATGGCCGTGGCGAGCACAGAGCTTGTAGGATTAGTTTCCCCAGATAGACGCTGAATCCAAACTTGAATTGGGCGAGCCTGACTAAGTTTATTTGGGATAGTGGCGTAAGTAGAAACACTAATACGCGAGATTGTTAAGTCTGCCTGTGTAGAAGAAGTGTTTGATCCGGTACGAATCACATGCTCCAGCAAATCAATCGTATCTGTTGGTAGTGCATATGTAGCTAAACCGGGAGTCAGGTTAATGATCCCCTGCTCCATCGTCCACATATTGATACCCTTGTTCTGCCACTCGATGGTCATCAAGTTCATAGACCTGCGAGCTGTACGCAAGTCATAACCAGAACGCATTTCACGACCGGCTCGCTCCCACGCTTCCTCGGCAATCTCCGTGAAGTCCATATTGAACAGTGTGGTTCCGGTAGTGGTCATCTAAATCCTGCCGTTTTCTTTGCAATCGTTTTGGGTTGGGCTACAAACTGTTTACCAGACGCCTTGCCAGCACGTTTAGCTTTGGTTGTAGCCGCATACTCTTGAGGAGACAAAGATTTAATCGCTGCTTCAGGCAAATACCGCTCACCCGTCTTACTCGACGGTTTACCAGACTTAGTGCGCCACTTTTGGTCGCCCCAGTCTTTAAGCGATTTCTGAGGAGCTTTCAATCTTTATACCCTCCACCGGCTTCTTTGTATTTTTTAGCTACAAGCTGCGCTTTACGGGCTGACCATTGGCCTGCTCCAGTGCCATGAGTCGCTGCGGCTTTTACTTGAGACACAATCCGCTTACGCAGGCCGGGCTTGGTGTAGTTACCGGCAGCGTTAACTTTACCGCCTTCAGCATACTGCGTGAAGTCAGTATCATCACGGCGGGCTTTCTTTTTCCCGCCGGGCATCTTAGATGGGGATATGGCCCCCATGCCGCGACTGGCCATCATGGTTTAGCACATCTTTCCGCGTGTTTTACCACGCTTAGCAATACCGTCTGCGCGGGTAACGCCACCTTTAGCATAACCAGCAGCCTTGATCTTAGAACGAACTTTTTCGTCCTCAACATCGCGCTTAGCCTCTTCTATTTTGGCGCGTGTTTCTGGATAAACTACCTCATCCAAAGAACCGGGTGTGCGGCGTGGTTTGTATTGCTTTGCAGCTTCTGGTGTCATTGGCATGATGTTTCCTTAGCATTTGCCACCATTACGCATAGCAATCATTGTTCCTTTGGTCTTGCCTTTGGAAGCAATGCCATCAGGTGTCTTGCCAGTCTTTACAGCGCCCATCTTAGATGCAGCCATACCGCCACCGGCCAGCTTAGTCATAGATGCGCCTTTATGCAAACGGCCTTCGTGTTTGTTCACGGCCTTCTGCATCATGGACTTGTCCATCTTTACATCTTTGTGGGCCATACCGCCTTTGGCCATCTTGCCTTTGCCATCAGCAGCAAAGTCAGGAACCATTTTGCCGCCCTTTTTGACCATAGTCATACCGCCGTCTGCGTAACCTTTTTTCATATCGCCACCTTTAGAAAATTTACGGCCTTTATCAGCCTCATTAAACTCTTTACCCACAGACTGTGGGACGCCTGCTTTCTTAGCAAACGCTGGGTTGTTAGCCACCGCCGCCATGAAATTGTGTTGCTTCTTGCTTGTACTTGGCATTACAGCACTCGGCCCTTAGTCTTACCACGTTCAGCTATGCCATCAGCACGCTTAGAAGCGGAACCAACTTTACCGCCCTTGTTAAAACTTTTACTCCAACGAACGCCATATCCTTTGCCAACTTTGGCGGGTTCTAGCTTACCGCCGCCAAGAGGAATACTTACGGCATCGCGAAGGCTTCTGCCAAGTGATGATGGCTCCCCAAAATTTGGAGTGCCATCGCCTCTAGGTGGCGGCGGTGGAGGTGGTGGTGCAGGGTTTCCATTTGACATGATTAATTATCCTTTTTGAATAAGTTGGTCAATTTTTGCTTCAAGCTTGTTAAAGCGCTGGTCAATGTGGTTTGTAATGCGGTCAACTTCTGCTTGAGTAACATTATCACGGGCAACCTCCTCGCGTGTTTTGTTCAAAAGAATACTGATACGAGCCAGCTCCCTGAACTTTTCATTCATCATGTAGCCCAGCAGTCCCATCACCAAAGAAAGGACAGCAGACCATGCGGTGTTTAGATCTAACAATTCCAAGCCCTCAATGATTTATTGATTCTTGAATTCGGATCGTTGGCGGTCTTGGCAGAGGTCAGTTTCTTTTTCATGCCACTCATCCTTGCACAGAAGGAGTCGCGCCGTGAGCCGCCTTCCGGCTGGGGAGGTTTCAAGTTCATGCCTTGCGCTTTCGCGGAGGCCCGACCTTTGGCGTTCAAGCCGCCCTTCTCGGACTTGCCTTCTTTCCTCTGCCATGCTGGTGACTTAGCCATAAAACACCGTGATTTTTGAAGCTGTAGGTAGGGTTACGTGTATATCAGTAATATACAAAACTCCTTCGCCCGGCACTAAAACAGAAAACGCAGATTGGTTGGTAGACAAATTAAACTGAAGACGAGCTGTGCCGGAAGCACCACCATCTCTAAGAATAATGTCTCCCGCAGTACCACCGGGCGTAACAATCAGACCCTTAAGCCTGTTGCGTCCCGACACCACTGTGCCTGTAGTTTCTCTGTGAACCGCTTTAACGTCAGTTTGCATCATAATCAATCTCCTTTAAAAACGGGGCCGAAGCCCCTTGAGTTGATTAGGAATCTGCGAATGGTGTAGCAACAGTACCGGAACCAATAACGTTTCCAGTCACCATGTACTTGTCAGCAGCAATAGCAACAATTTGAATCCATGTGCCAGCAACACCGCCGGTAGTTGTACCGTTCAAGTTGATGAAGTCATTGGAAGAACCGTTAGCAGAGAAGGCAACCACAGCGCCAGATGAGTCTGAATCAATAGACATTACAGCGCCAACGTACAAATCGCTGGAACCAGAAGTTGTACCAATCTTCAAAGAGCTTGTAGAGATGGTTGTAGGAACCCAGATTGTGTAAACAACGCCTTCGTTGTTGGCTGTGCTTGGGTCTTGACCGGGGCCAGACGTTGTAGAGTTAGTTGAAACATTGATCGCAGGCAGTGTCAATGTTAGTGCAGCAGCCAAAGAACCACCAACTGCGATGATACGACCGCCGTGAGCTTCTGGGCTTAATGTGGTGCTTGTTGTGATCTCAACGACAGCCGCTGGGCCTTGTTGATAAATGCCGCCCAATGAACGAACTGGGCCTTGAAACGTGGTACGTGCCATGATATGTGTCCTTACATACAAGTTAAGTGCATCAGTCTGTATGTCGTCAGCCGGGACTGTCTAATGCACCGGATAAGCCCGGATTGAAAGCAATATACAACAAAAGAAAAGGGGGCACAAGGCCCCCCTTCAAATATTTCCAAAGAAATATTAGGCTCCGGGTGAACCGAAGATACCCAGTGGGTCAGACACGCCGAAGCTGTAACGCTCACGGGCTTTGTAACGAACGTTACCTGTGTCAAAATCACCGTCCATGCTGGTAGACATGGGGGTGCGGATGAAGTGCTTCAAACCGTTAGGCACATCAGTCAACAGGAACCAAGCATTGGTGTCTGTCAAATAGTGGTTAACGCAATAGCCATCAGGGATAGAACCATTGTTCTTCAATGCGTTGATGTCATTGTCAGCTGTAGAAACACGGAGTTCGGTTTCAAGCAAACGAGTGGCAACGAATTGCAGAGCAGGTGGAATCACCAACTTCTTGGGCTTAGCGGCGATCAACAAGCTACGCTCATCTGTCCAAGCAGCGATTTGAATAACAGCGTTTTCCAACGATGTTTCATTCAAGTCAGAAGCGGTAGATGGAGTGTTACTGTTAGTACCACCAGAAACCAATGGGTGGGCAGTGTTACACAAAGTAACGCCGTCACCGTAGGTGATGCCTGAGCCAGAAAAAGCGTTGTTCAGAACGAACGCGGCCTTAACTTGCTTTGTGTAAGCCATACCACGGGCCAGAGCCTTGGTATAACGTGAAGACAGGCTGTCGTACAAGTTATCTTCCACAGCTTCCTCTGTGATGGCAAAGCCCATCGCAATGGTTTCGTGGGTGTAACGTGCAGTAAAAGCTTCCTGTGCGTTGTCATAAGCGATGGCAGCGCCCTCGTTCTTGACTGGTGCAGCAGCAAAGCCAGACAGCTTTGTCTCTTCTTCAAAGCTACGCTCAGATGACTCTGTTTCGTAGATTTCTTTGTGCTCTTCGCCGTATTTAGCGTACTCAAGACCGAACAATGCGTTCAAGCCGGGGAGTAATTCTTTGAGCAGTTGTGCGCGTGAAATAGCCATGATTTAGCTCCTTAGATGCCAACGGCGTTAGTGAAAGCGGAAGCGCCGGGATTGAACTTAACAAACACTTCAGTGTAAGTATCGGTCAATGGGGAAGCGAAACCAATAATCTTAAACGCAGCGGCAGTAGTAACTACTGTGCTTTCCAAGGCGCTGGTAGAGTTACCTGTACGGGTAGAACCTGTAGAAGTAGACTGAGCAGCAGCAAAGAAAGTGTTTGCGCCAAGGGCAGCTTGAGTAACTTGACCATCCAATTGAGCTTGGAAAGTCACGTTAGGGTCAGTGATAACGTATGCAGTCACCACGCCGGTTGTGCCGGAGGGATAGTACTGACCGTAAATCTGCTGGCCTTGTGCGTTGATGTATGAAGCACCAACAAAAACGCCCCAAGCACCAAGACTAGAGCCACCAAGGTTATTGGTAGTCAAGT